GGATAAATCGAGAGAGCTGGACAAAGTAAATAACGCTCTATTTGCCCCAAATATGCCCCAAGAAAAAACCAGTGCCGCTGGAAGCTAGCACTGGCTTTATTGTATTGGCGGAAGAGGTGAGATTCGAACTCGCTCTATAATGTATGCATAGCTATACATAACTATTAAATACAACAACTTAGTGTTTAGTTGTATTCATAGATATACATGCGTTTGCCCCAAATTTGCCCCAAATTTATATCTGGGGTTTTGAACAAGCAGAACATCACCGCAGCCAACGAGTCGAGATTTTACTACGAATAGACTTTTCATCCAATTGGTTTTAGTATCATCTGCTTGTAAACAGCGCTCCAAACCTCAGAATCATTTGATAATGCTCAAACCACTACCTGAAGAATTAGATCAAGCACTTCGGATTATTGCGAATGAACAGCATATAGGATTAAAAGCCGAGGTGATCAATACACTACTTGATTCTGGATATATCACTTACAAATATGGTGGCGGATGGATGTCGACCAGCAAGGGAAGGCAATATTTAAAGTTTAATAAAAATGCAAATTGTTAGTGATTGCTAGCGAATGGCGTCAATAACCGTGTGGAGTCAATATCAATATTTTTGGTATGTGCAATTTTGGTGCAAAAAAATGATGAAAATTATTGTTGACGAACACTAGATAAAGGCATAAATTCTTGACAGATGCACAATATGTTGTGTTGTAAGTCGTTTTGGAGATTGAAAATGAGAAGATAATTAGGTTGCGCTAGCCAGCAAACACTACCAGCACTGGCGTAACCTTAAAAAAGACAGGCCCTAAATCAGCCACTCTCGCAAAGAAAACTGATTAAGGGCCGGTAGTGACACAATGCGGTGATAAATTACCACCACGGGTTGATATTACATGACCTAATTTGGTAATACAAGACGCCGCCTGATATATTTATTCAGGAGAATTATTATGGCAAACAAGCCAAAAAATGAGCAAACAAGCTCTAAAGTTGCAAGCCAAGCGGGCCGTGTTTTACAAGACCCAAAATCAACGAAAGAGCAAAAGGCCATTGCAGCATCTGCACTAACCCAAGCTCGCAATAAAAAGCCGTAGGTAAGTAAACAAAGGGGCTTCGGCCCCTTTGTTATTTATGCTGCCTCAGTAATGTCGATGTAGTACTCCTTTCCAACTTCAAACATTTTTGCCGCTGGCTTGTTCTCACCGATGGCCATGTTCAAAGAACCGCTGGGCGTGTATTGCGACCATGTGTTGTTTTCATGATTTGGATCTGGTGAATAAACCGCACCAAAGCTGACGTTGACATTGCCATGTGCTGGCTCTGAAACATTGTGACACTTAAATTTTGCTCGTACTGTAGTCATTTTAAAGCTCCTGGTTATATGTCCTTCCGGACGGTAAAGCAGGATTTTTGTTTCGGTGTTGCGCCCTGCGAAATCTTAATTACTCTGCACAAACGCACATCTTGCCTTTGTAGACCTCTACTGCATCTATCAGGGCGTTGTGCTTGATTGCGTTTTCGTTGCAGATTTGGAAGTTGTCTGCTGCGTTGCTGAGGACCTGCTCGACGGTGGCAATAACGGCTGCATTCTCTGTGGCCGCTGCAGCAGGCTCTGGTCGATGTTGATTCGCACCTGCGATTGCGTCATTCCACAACTGCAAAGCATCGGCATCAGCAAAACAAATACGCTTATCGTCTTTTTCATTGATACGCTCCCTGATGGTTCTATATACAATTTTAGTCTGCACTTCTTGCTTTTGCTGATTCTGGACAATTTTATCCACCTCCACAATCGCGTTTTGGCGCGTTTTTTCTTGCTTGGCTATACTATGCCCTTGGTCTGCATCTGTTTTCCAACCGTGCACACGCCACCCAGCCACAAAACAAGCCACGGAAAGTGCGCCAATGGCAATAATTTTGGTTTGCCAGCTCAACCCATTGATTAATTTAAGTGGGTTCAGCATATAGCTCCCCTGGCAATTGATTGCGTAAATTTTCAACCCATTTGCGTACATCAAACCCAGGGCAAGTTTTTAACCACTCATGCGGCTCAATTTTTCCATCGCCATCTTTATCCGGGCTTGCATCACGGTGGCCACAAATATCAATGCCAATCATTTTAAAAATGGCCAATGCATTTTTGATTGATTGCGTTGGCTTGCCGTAAATCTTTCCCGCCAAATCGATGATGACTAATTTAAGGCTGTGCCATTGCTCGGCGGTGTACTCATCAGTGCCGACCAAACAAACGCCGATACTTTTTGCATTATGGTTGGCCACATGCGCGCCAACTTCCTCAAGGTGCCTGCCATAAACAACATGGCCGTCACGTTCAATTACTACGTGGTACCCGATATTTGGGTATGCAGGGCTGAATGAGCGCACGTATTGGCTGTTGCGTTTAAAGCCACGCTCTTTGTGCCACCGGTTAATGTCTGCAGCAGTAAAGGCTTTGTCGTTGGGTGTGGCGCTGCAGTGTATAAATATTGTGTTAATTGTTCGTTTCATCGGTCACCTATCCTGTTTTTAAACCCACCCGTAAAGCGTGCATAGGTGGTTGGCCATAAAAATAAAGCAATGGATAAATCAGCCAGCAACCAATCCATTTTATGCGGCATGTTTGGCTGCAAATAGCACATTGCCAGCCCAAAAAATGGAACAGAAACGGCCAGCACATATTTAAATAGACGACAAAATTTGTCTCCTCGGTCCATTCGGTAAAAGCACAAAAAGCATTCTGTGGTGATGTAAACAGCAAACAACCAGTGAATTAATATCAGCATGTCATACCCCGTCAATTTTGCGATCAATCATGCGGCCTAGCCCTTTGATGATTTGCTCTTTGAACAACATGAGTACCAGGCTTGCAAAAAACGCCACTGGGTATTGCGCATCGGGCGCCCATTTGCGCAACCAGTGCATGGCAAACATGGTGATAATCGCAGTGATTAAAATGAACAATGCATTACCCGCAAACCTCAGCATTGCTTGCTTGCTATCGCTGATAGGCATAGGCGCTGGCAAAAAAGCCATACCAATGCCAGAACCTAAGATTGCGCATAAAAATGCCACAATCATCTCTGCGTGTAGCGCCCCCGATAAAATGCCAAGCACGCCCACGGCCAGCGTGGGGGCTTGGTCCTCTAATGTCATGTGCTGCATGGGTTCCCTTTCTTATTGCCGGTTGGCGGGATTGTTTGCGCATCCGCCATTTTTTTTAATAATTTCAAGTTGAATTTGCTCGCTGGTTTTATTGGGTGCTGTCTCTTGCTTTTCGTATATGAAGCCTGTCGAACATGCAATTAATAGCACCGCCAAGTAAGCCACCACCGCCCTCCTGCTCATAGCTTCACCAAAATAGCACCGGCAGCGGTGCGGAAAAGCTCACCCGTTGCCAGCGAGCTTGCAGCCGCCTGATCCGCGTACTCTGGCAGGCCAGCCAATGTGCGCCATGTGGTGCCGTTAAACTCTAACTGCACGCCAGCCACGCCACCCGTTGCGCGCATAACCCATCCTTTTTTGGCGGTAAAAAACTCCCACTCAGGCTCTGCTAGGTCTGCATTCCAGCGCGCAATTTTTTGGTCTTGGCTTGCCCATGCTCCTGTTGCGCTGGCTGGTACAATGTACACATCACCATCGGCAGGGCTGGCTGGTGGTGCGGTGGTGGTGTGGCTAATTACGCGCGATTTCATCAGCGCGTCAATGCCGCGCAGCAATCGATTAAGTTCGCTGTAGTGCTCTTCGCCAGGTAGCGCAAAGCTCAGCAGTTCTAAGTTGGCGCCGTTTTTAGTTGCCATGATTGTGTCCTCGTTTAGTCTACAAAAAAACCAGTAAGGGTTTGGCCATCGCCGATGTTAGCCACACCACAATCGCGGCGCTCATTCAGGCAGTTTTTGACAATGCGGCCAATAATCCCCTCATCCCAGCCATTCATCCAATCAGCATGCAATGAATAGCCACCAGGGTAAGTTAGCGGGTAATTGTCGCTTGATAATCGATAAGTCTCAGATGCACTCAGGTTGCCATCGTAATCTGAGTTAATCGCAATTGATGGCAGCGCTATAGGGTGGCTGGCTGGGCAAGAGTTAGCACGAAAACCTAGCTGACCCTCACCAATATCGCAGCGGTTTCGATCCCTGCAGGTGTAGCTCATGTGGCTTTGGTGATCAGGGCTATCAAGGTTCACGCCATCCCAGCATTGTGGGAAAGATATAATCATGCGCAGGTACTGATTAGGCCCGCCACATGCTTGTATGTATCTTGAATCCCAAAGAATGCCCCAGTTAGCCGGGTTAAATGCCTGCGTTCTGTCGTGGCATTGAAACTTTGCGAAAGAGTCAATGATGGCTAACGGTTTAGGGTTGCCGGCAATCATGCGCAAGCCGGCAGGAAACGTCTTTATATACTGCCCGTTAAAATCGTCAGGGGCTTTGTAATATACAAGCACATTGGATGGGGCCATTGGCGCTTTGTCTGACATACGCACCAAGGTTGGCATCCAATAGCCTGATCGATTTAATATGCCACCGGCACAAGTGCTATTGCCGGTTAACCGAATGTTTGCGGGTGTGGTGTAAGCGTTAATGGCTCTGTTGCCAAAAAACGTATGGTGATGTGTGGCATTAGGCACTCCTGGGAAAACAATCGGGTCGTCGTTACTCATGTGAGAGAAAGCACAGCCAATACGGAAAGCGCCCGCATAAGGCGCTGCGTTAGATGGAGGTGCAGGCTTTGGCCCAATCTGAGCGATTGACGAGCCTGCATTAAACGGTGGCGTTAGAGCGGTGTTGACAATAGGCTGATAATTAACCCCTGCAGGCGGTTTTAACACTTGCTCTAAATCGCTCATCAACACGTAATAGCAGTTTTTTTGCACCCCTGGTGAAGGGTTGAAGCCGTCAAATAATGCAGCGTTGCAATTGGTTGAACCGCTCACATACGATTTTGTCACCCATAAATTGCCAACCCCAAACCATATTTTTGATGGCCCAGGCGGGGTTGAGCTGCCCCCTTCCCATATTAAAAACTTGGCGGATAATGGTGGCTCAGTGGCGTTGCGTACAATAGTCGATGTTGGCGGCTCCGGCGGTATCACCGGCGGTGTGGGTGGCGTTACCGTTGGCGGTGGTGTGGGGTTCACAAAGCCGGTATCAATGGTGCCAATGTTGGGGTTGGTGATGACTGCTTGTCCAGGCGTTAAAAACGCATGGCGCTGGGTGGCTTTAAAGTAGCCCATCACCTTATTTTTTTTAGGCTTTTTAACGTAACACAGTTTGGGCGGCTCGGCCTGCACTGCACCATTCAAACCCACCACTTGTGTATCTAACAACCAAACCGGCTGTGCAGCTGGCGGTGCGTATTTTTTACGGGCTTTGCACTTGTTAAAGTTGGTGGTGTTGCCCACATGGGCTGCACATTCTGCATCTGTAAAATTTCTTAATACAAAGCAATACTCTGCAGCATTGGCCATGTATGATGCCAACAGCAAAGTGCTTGCCAGTAATAAACCGCTTAATTTTTTCATGATCCCCTCCTTTAAATATCTAAAATCGTAATAGTTTCGGTGATGGTGCCAATTGTGAAAGATAAGGTCTCGCCTACCTCCACCAACCCGTCATTGATAAGCGGTACCGTCACCGTAAATATAAACACCCCTGCTGGCACGGCTAAATAGCCATCGCCCACATCAAATACATCGTCACTGAATGTCAACGTGCCAATATCGGGGGCAGTAGCGGTGCCACCAAAGCTGTACTCATGATCGAGCTGATCACCAAATACCCCGCTCATGGTCACAGTAAACACCGCATTGCCACCCTCGGTGACGCCCACCACATCTATGGCCACTGGCTGTGGGATGCTTTCAATGCCGCCGTAATATTGGCCATAATTAAAGCCGTAGCCAGTACGGGTGACGGTGTGGCTATGCGCCTGCCACGATTCCAACCCATCACGCACACTCTCAAGCGTGATGGTTAAGTTTTGTATCGGGCCATGCGCAATTTGGTCATCCACCGGGTAATCCCAGCTTGTGCCGGTTAGCCCAGCGTAAGTAGCCACCAAGGATGTTTCATTAAAAATTTTAATGGTGTAAGTGGTGCCTGCTTCTGCAGCAATGGCATCCTCATCGTAGCCCACCAAGGCCACCGTTTGCAGCAGACGGTTGCGATCTACCCATGAAACATTGATTGCGCTGCCAGATACCAAGGTGGGGTAATATTGGCCGTTAATCTTAAATTGTCCTGGCGGGTATGGTCGGCTGGCGCGGCTGGTAAATGTGATAGGAAATGCTGTGGCATTTTCCTCAGCCAACACGCTGGCGGTGCCCTCTGGGATTACTTTGTAATACACCAAATCGCCAATCAGGCGGGTGGTTTCATCCAGTGAGCCGGAGCTGGTCATCACCACCAATTTATCACCCACCACATGCTTGGTGGGCACGGTATCTAATACCCCGCGCTTAACAGTCATGATGCGCGTGGTTTCGTTGTAGCTCACAACCCCCACCAACTCATCGCCAATCATGGCAATCACTGCGCCCACCTCGTCAAAATTGTCCACAAACATATCCACGGGCAAGGTGAGTGCAAAGGTTTCTATGGTCTCATTAACCGCAGTCATCAATGATGCACTTGGGTTATAGCTGGCCACATCGGACTCAATAAAAATATCATTATCTAAACTGCTGATCAGCTTGTATGAAAGGGTAAATGCGCCACTGCTATTCCGTGTAACCAGACTGGTGGCAAAGCCGTAATCTTCTGGCAGCACATTGCGCTCGGCCTCAGATATCCCAAAGTACACTGCCCAGTATGGCAGCTCGATCATTTCTACCCGCGCAGCAGGCAGCATCACGGCTGGGTCATATTGCTCGGTTAAATCCGTTGGCAGTTCATACATGGCATTGCTTAGGCTAAATACATCTAGCACCATGTCCACCTTAAACTTCCCGCCTTCCTCTGGCAGCGGCTCAATATCGGTAATGCGGTAAACGGCATCAATGCCCAGCTCGTCATCGTTCACGCGCAGGCAGTCACCCTTGGCATGGTTCCAAAGCACACGGTTGGCTTTGCGTGCCATTTTTGGCAATGGGCTAGATAACACCCACAAATCGCGCCGCCCAAGCATTTTGGCCAAGCGTGGGCTGTGCACATACTCGTAATCGCGCATGGTGGAGTTCACCCCGCCCGCGGATTGGATCAGTGCAATATTGTTCTCTGTGATGGTCTTTTCGTTTTCGTCATCATCCCTAAATTTAATCACCACGGTATTGGCTAAATCAGCCAGATCAGTGGGCGCGTTATAGCTCACCAACTCACTGTTGCTGTTGTTCAATTCCACCAAATCATCAATATCATCACTTGGGCGCATGAGGTGCAGCTCAATTTTGCCGGTGACTTTGTTAAATTTGGTGTAGCCGCCTATGGTGCTTAGTACATTCTCAATTAAATCGACACCAGGCTCATCGGTGATTAAATGCGATATGCCAAAGCGCTCGCTGTAAAGCGTATCTGCCACGGCTTGCCATGTCACATCATCAATCAATGCTGCAGGCCAGCGCAAATTAAGGCTGCGCTGCGTGGCCACAAAGTAAATAAAATGCGCAGGGTTTATATCACCATAGGTGGGCACCGAGGCCACCACGCTTTCTATCACCACATCGCCGCCATAATCCATGCCAGTGAGTGTGGAAACCACGCCTGTCACTGGGTCTTTTACATTGCGGCTGCCATTGGTTTTAACCACCCTAAACTCATAGGCATCGTGCGTAAACGTAAAGCTGACGTTCTTTCTTCTATTGGTGCCGGGGTTGCCATTATTGGCTGTGTTAAACGAGTTGGCGGTGATCACGTTGGGCGTAAAAATGCCGTTTTGAATATTGCCATTGCCAAAACTCAGACTGCTTCTGTTTGGGGTTGTTTTATTGGTGGCAAATACTGCCCCCACACCCACACCTCCTGTGCTTGGGAAAGCCCCGCCAACAAACTGCCCCACTTCGCCATCAGTCCAGTCAGTCTCTTCATCGGTCTTATACTGCACCAAAAAATCTAAAGTGCTTGGCGCATTCTCTACCTCTGGCGCCCACAACAAATTGACGGTATAGGTAGATGGCACACCCTTTAAGCGTTTAATTTTTAGCTTTTCTGGGTACCACACCACATCATTATCCCAACCCGCTTTGGTATGCTCTACACGCGCCCATACCGGCTTAAACTGGGGCACAATAAACGACCAGGTAAAATCTTGAAATAGCAGGCTAAACAAGCCGCGGTAGGCTGGGCAATCTTCACCTTGATACGCTTGCAAATAAGGGTGGCGTGCTTGATCAGCCTCGCCAAATAACACCGCCACTGCACCTTGCACACCACCATCGGCTTTTTCACCGCCAAACAAATTAAGGTTGTCAATGTAAATGCCTTGGCTGGATGCCACCGTGCCTTTCCACATGGTGCGCTCGCCGTAGATTAACTCATGCAACACATCCACATGCCCGCCTTTGCAAAATACCATGTGCACACCGGCTTTAAGCCAATGGCCTATCTTTACACGTTTGCTGCTGCCGCCCATTATTGGCCTGCCTCTCTGGCTTTGGCAGACTCAATCGCCGCCAAGGCCATTGAATCATCTGTGGCCTGCAGTGCTTCAAAGCTCACGCCGTTATCTCTAAAATCACGGTATGACAAGCCATGCGCCACAAAGAATTTAACCAAGTCTTTGCAGTACCAAAGGCGGCTGCCGCGTATATCTTCCAAATACACGCGCCCAGGTAAAAATTGTGTGCGGGCTGCAAAGCGTGAGGCCATTATTTTTTACCGCCTTTCTTACGCACAGGGATGGCGCGCTGCGCACCAGACCAATACACAGTTGGGTTTTTAATGAGAATGGTGCCCATGACAATGCCGCCATAACTACCCTCGCTGGCTTTGGGGATTTCCAACTTGCTGGCCTTGGGTTTTGGTGGCTTAGGGGCGGCCAATGCCGTAAGCGCTGCCGCTACAAAGTTAAATGCAATTGCAACTAATACCTCTGGCCACATGGCTAATACAACCTATACCCATCAAATGGGTTTCTATTATTAATAAACGGCCCACCCTGAAAATTAATCTGGTTGGCAAACTTGGTACCGCAATCGCCGCCATACTCATGATTGCAGCCTGGGTAAATGGTCAGCACCGTGCCCGTGGTAATGGTGGGGATAGGCATAGCAAAGGTGATGGTGTCATCCACATGATCCAAAATCATGCCGGTCATCACCACATCACCTAAACTGGGGTGTGTCCATTCTGCCCAGCCCCCTAAAAACCATTTGTCTGGCTGGGTGCCAATGGCGGTGGCGGTGACGGTTAAACCGCTTTTGTCACTCACAGTGGCCAGCAGTTTGTAATCGTCTTTGTCCAGCCCGCACTCCGGGCTAAACACATCCACGGTGCAGCTGGTAGAAATTAAAAAGCCCGATGCCAAACGGCGCATGGCGGTCAGCACACTTTCAGTCTGCAGCCTAAAAGTGGGTAGCTCAAATGAGTACTCCACCACCCTGCCCTGCCAGGCTTGCACAAAGCTGGTATCGCCCGCATTGCCTTGGTAGATCGTCACAAAAATGCGCCCGCCCGGTGCGCCTAATTTAAACAACTGCGCAATGGCGTGGTTGTACGGCAAATCAATGCTTACCTTGCCGTCATCCAAGCTGATCGCGTCTTTAATATTGGAGTGGGCTATGCCTTCCAACTGCTCGTACACATTGGCGCTGTAGTTAATTTTGCTGTCGGCATTGGTAAAATACCAATGCGTATTGCCCACCTCAATATCAAACAGGCTAATGGGCTTGGCGCTGTCTTGACTAATCTCTAAGCTTTCGTAGCTCATAGCACACTCACAAAAGGGGTATCGGCCTCAGCAAAATCAGGCTTCCACCATTCAATGGTCACCTCATCGGCGGCTAAGCGTGATTTAACCAGCCAAGCAATCTGCAGCACATCCTCTGGGGCCACATCAAAACCAATGGCCGCGTTAATGGTTAAAATGGTGTTGCCAGAACTCACGCTTGCAGCTGTTACTTGTTTATATATTTTGGTACCGTCCAGCAGGGTAATGGCAATATGTTCACGGCCTTTGTTAGCCCCCACATAAAACGGGTAGTGCTGGCCTTGCACTACAATATCCACGGCATCATCGGCAATGGGCGTTGCCAGCACAAAATCATCCAGCGTGCGGGCTAAGTAAAACGGTTTAAGCCTACCCATGCGGCGGGCAATAAATGCCCTAAATGCTTGAATAGCGGCGCGCCCATCCAAATGCCATTTAAAGTTGCGTGTCACCATTGGCTGGCGCTTAAAGCTCACACGGGCAAACACACCCACACCGCTATCAATGGCGCGGTAATCTGTGGCGGTATCAAAGCTGGGGTCGCTTATCCAGTTGTGGCGGGCTTCTAGCACTTCAAGCCCGTTGTAAGTGGCAGGCGCGGCCACGGTGGGCAGGTTGTTGTAGCTGTCTAGCGCAATCGCATCTAGCGTAATGTTGGTGTCTAGCGTTTGCTGATCAAACCATGTGGTGTTGATGGGCATGGCCAAACGGCTAAATATAATGGGGTACACCAATGCGCCCTCTGGCCATGCATAAAAGGTGGTCTCGGTTAAAATTAAACGGTCAGAAAGCACATTGGCCAGCCGTGCAAACTCGTATTTGGTTTGGTCTTGATAAATTAAAATATACCCGCTAGACCAAAAGCCAAGGTTGGCAGGGTCTAGCATTAAGGTATCGGTATCAATGGCAGCAGGGGCGGTTAGGGTTGCGCCATCTGTCCACACTGGGGTGGCATAGCTAAATTGTGGGCTGCCGTAGGCTAGGCTCTCAAAATTAAGCGCATCTTGCCCGCTAAGGGTTAGGCCATAATCAAAGCTACGGCGCGGCAGGCTACGCATGGCACGGCGTTGCTCGGTGCCGTCTTGCGCCTCTAAAATATCGGTTTTCCAGGTAAACACCTCGCGCATGTAGGCGCGGGTATTGGGGGCGTAATCAAACAGCAAAAAGCCGTAGTTGGTGCGTGGTGCACCATACATTAACCCCAGTGATGGGTAGGCTAAGCTGTAAAGGCCTAAGCTCATGCGCCCGCCCTTTGTAAAATGCGCAATGCTTCTAATTGTTCTTTTTTAAAACTGGTCTCGCAGTGGTCAGGGTCAAAGAAAAACAGCACATCAATCAGCATGCGCAGGTAATACCAGCGCTTTGAGTTGTTGCGCTCACGCCAAGCGCGGCTAGAGATTTTTTCATCCCAATGGCCGCCAAAAGCTGCGTTAGCTGTTTGGTCGAACCCGAAGGCAAGATGCTCTGCTCGTTTATGCCCGGCAATCGCAGCTACCAGCATCCATGCGAGCGCAATCAGACAAGCCAGTACGCACAACATCCATAGGATAATCATCAGCAGGCGGTACATCATTCGGGCGCTCCCGGCAAGCTGAAGTCTAGGCCGATTGCAAAGACTTGTTCGTGCGTTACTGTTTCAAGGTCTAAGGCTTTTAGAACATCCTCTTTCGCCTGACGAAGCCCGGTCAAATACGCATGCGCAGCCTCGTACATCGTTACTTTCTCAAGGATTTTAGACAGCAGAAGCTCTCTAGGCACTCCGCGCGCGTAGGCTAGAGTGTCGACATACGGTGTTAGCGCGCCGGAGTCAGCCGCTTGAGCCTTAGCCTCTTGCTCTTGCTTAGGCCAGCTTTCGCGCTCAAAGCTAGGAGTACCGCGCACCGTGGCTGCCACGGCTTTTGAATACGCAGCATTAATCTCTTGAAGGTAGAACCCACTCTCGATAAGCCATTTGCCGTACTCCTGCGGTGCATCTGAAGCGGGGGCGTAACCGAGTTCAGCAGCATTACTCTCTGTAAGCGCGACTTTCTTAATTGGGCTTACCCAATGCACCGCTGGCAATTCTTCGTGGAATAAACCGTTAGATTGTCTGTAGTGATTCATAACTAGGCCGTCCAACAAGAAAATGAAGGTGCAACCAATGGCACATGCGCGCTCTGCACCTCGTTAAGAAGTGTCCAAATACCAGCGTTTGCGGATGATTGTTCTGACAAGCTAATCATTGGGAAATAGATATTTCCTGGCGTTAAATTAAATGCCGGGTTAGCCCCTGTTTCTGGATTACCGCCGTATAGCACGGTGTTGTTAAGCATTACCCATCCGTTGCCTGTATTCATGTCCATCAATATCGTAAAAACATCATTGACGACTGGGTTATATGCGGCTCTTGTTGTAAAAACGCCCTCATCGGTTGTGCCGCTTCCTAAGTTTGCGCCTCTATTTACAACCCAGCAGGCACTATTTGCAACTGCTCCGACTTGTGTTGTCAAAGCTATACCCGAGACTCCGACACCAACTGCAAAGCCTACTTGTGAACCTGACACCCCAAAAACTGATACATCACACCTCACGCTAAAATACCATTTGCCAGTTTGCTTGCCGCCAAATGCACGCGCGGATCGATAAACTAGAGAACCTGTGATTGCTGTTAATTCAATAGTGCGATTTTCGTTACTTAGGACTAAAGGCGGAGTGCCAGCGTAATCGCTTGGGTTCCACGTTGTCGCCAACCCGCTGGCGGTTACATCGTAATTAATGCCATTTACCCACACATCATAAGCAGGGTCAGCATCGTTAGCGTGTGGGTTTTTACGCACGGTAAAATCCAACTTATACCCCAGCGGAATTACCAAGGTATTCAGTGTGCTGCCAATCAATGTAAAATCATTGGCGTCAAAGGCTACAAAGCGGTTGCCCGTGGATGAGTTTTTAATCAC